TTCCCAGTCATATGAAAGAAGATTTTTCATTCTCTCAAACCAGCGCGTCTTGTGATTTTCTACAAGCCATAGCTTGCTTTTCTCCGCTGAAATCACTGCGTCAACTTCCTGCCTCGTGTACAGAGCATCGAAGTTGAACGGGACCATTCTCAGCGAGTCCTCCCCGAACAACTTTCTTGATACGTGAACGTCGTCTGTGAACGAGAACGCCGGGTACAGCACTCTGTAGTTTTTGTCTGAATACAGATACTCAGCAGACTCAGCGAGCCTGTCTACAATCTCACTTGAGCCAGAAACTTTAGAGTACTCGTTTCTATTCTTATAGATCGGCTTTTTCAACGACTCTGGCGTCTTTACAATCGCGCTCAGACTTTGACGTATCTTTGCCGGGTCAGGAGCGTCAATATAGAAGTGCAGTCGTTGATCGCCCTTTAGCATGCCGACGACGTTAAGAACGCCGTACGCGCAGTGAGAAGCAAGACTTAGAAGAGGAGAAAGACCGACAAGTATCGCATCGTATTCTTCAAAGTCGCTTTGCGCGTGAGAGACAGACGGCTTTATCCACGAAACACGGACGTCGTCTCCATACATAGTAGCAGCGTCGCTTAGACAGGCGACAAAGCTTAGTGACGATGAACTGCGCGATCTTGAGTACTGAGATGCTGTCATCCCAGTCACCGCGATGTTTTTCATCATCTACTTCCGTCTGGGTGTATCTTCAAACCTTTGTCTTCGTTGATCGCCCTAAGAACAATTCTTTCGCAGTGATCTACAAAAGAATCGTAGCTTGGCATGTACGGGCGAAGAGACTCGGCCTGCGCTCTGGCAGTTTCCTCGAGCTCAGCGTCGCTCATACTCTCGACTTGTTTGATTGTGATTTTGTACGCGTCACCGATAGGGTCGCCTTCGCCTTTATCTACTACAAGAATAGACCTAACTCGAGCGGCGTACATAAATCTGCTTCTCCACCAACCGCTGCCAGCGTGTGGATACGGCGGAGACAGAATTCCCCAGTGATTGTTGTAGAACGCTAGAACGTCTTCTTCCGTGTCAAGACGCTGCCCGCCGAACTTCTTAATAAGCTTTCTGCTTCCGATGATTTCTACCGGCCACTCGGGCTTCTTCTTTTCTAGCCACGTATCGTGCGGCATCAGCGCGCCGAGAACCCACGATCTCTGCTTGCTCTCCGGTGGCAGCGGCTCGCTGCTCGCTAGGATGTTATAGATAGTCGAGCTCGGGTCAAGCGCTTCTATGCCATTCATTTCCTTAGGCATTCGCTTTCTTACGAGCTGCCTATCACCAAACGCGTACATTGGGCACGCCGGAACAAGGCCTGCTGCCCAGCGCTCAGCGAGCATAGACTCTCCAGCAGCGACAAGTTGGTTTTCGTAAAGCTTGATGTTCTCGTCAGTGTCATTGAAGAAGTACCGCCCAAGACCGCATTTCGCTGCGTCCTCCGGGTTCTTCGCCGCGACGCGATCAAGTGCTGCCTTCGCGTCGTCATACGAGTAGTACGTCGCCGGCTCATCGCCTCTCGGCCCAGACAATAGATACTTATACAGAAGCTCTGGATGTCGCTTCAACGCTCGTGACGCGTTAAACACTGCGGCGAACTGCCAGTCATCGAAGAATCCAACGGCGGGCAGGCCAGAGGAGAGCGTGTACAGCGCACCCATCGCGCCCTGGCGACCGTTCAGCGAGTTTAGCGGCGCAAGGTTTACCCAGGCGACGTCGTATGATGAGAGATCTTCCCCGGGAGTCACTCTTCTCCAGTCGACAGAGTGCCCTCGAGACTCGAGTGCTTCGGCAATAGACGCTGGCACGTCGATCTTCTTGATCGTTCTACGCTCTGTGTTTATTTGCAGAGCGGTAAAACCTGTCATTAGAATACGCATTTGTGTCCTTAGAAAAGAAATTGCAGGCTAGCCGCCCGCCCCTGAAGACGGAGCGGGCGACTCACCTACAGCTATCAGAACGGCGCAGCAGGCGGCGCTGAAGGGGCTGCCTCGGCAGCGGCGGGCGCTGCTTCCGCGACCGGCGCGGCCTCTGGCGCAGCGACCGGCGCGGCTGGAGCCGGAGCCGGAGCCGGCGCCGTGGGCGGCGCTGGCGCAGCAGCGGGAGGGGCCGCAGCAGCGGCGGGAGGAGCAGACGCGGCAACGGCGTTCGCCGGATTGGCCGAGTAGTACGCCTTGATCTCGTTCTTCTTCTGGCCCTGCCAAGTGCGGCTGCCAACCTGCCCGCGGAACGGGCGATCTACAAGCGCCTGCTCGATCTGAGCGTTGCTCGGGTTGGTTGAGAAGAAGTCACGGCCGAGACCGAGAGCTCCCATCTTCCTGAAGAAGATCGCGAGAGCGTTCGGGTTGTCGGTCGAAACGACGAGATTGTCCCAGACGAGACGCTTCGCGTGGGCGCCAGTCGTAACCTGCGCCTTGACTGCGAACATCGTCTTTCCAGTCTGAGTCACCTTGGCGTTTGCCTCCACGATCTTGAGATCGTAGTCGCCGTCGGGAAGTGGCTCGTAGCCAACATCCCCTGCTTCGCTGATGAGGTCACCCCAGTTGAGGCTAGTCATGTCTATCACCTATCCTTTGGTGTTGTTGTTGTTGTTAGCTTTCACTCGGCCGAGGGCCGAAGACAATGTCCAGCATCGACTCGACGCTGAGATTCTGTTGATCGACGACTTTACCAAGTCGTCCCTGAACACGCTCGCCTGCCTCGTAGTCGCTAGTACGCTCGACGTACATTTGACGCGCCTTGATCGGCGGCTGCGTTGGGTCAGGATTTGGGAATGTCTCGACGGTAACCGCGCCGAGAATGTCGTAGAAGTACGGCGCCTGAATGGCAAGCTGCCCCTGGAGGTACGGACGATAGCGACCGTCCTGACCCATTCTTGCCATCGCGGTAAGTACGATCGCCTCCAGAGGCGCGACTGGGTGCATCGTAAGATCGCGGAGATCTCGAAGCAGACCGCCCATGTGACGAAGAAGCTCGCCCCACTGTTGCATCTGCATTTGATTCTTTCCAGCAATGCTGTCGACGCACTTTACCTGGAGCTCTGAGATCGAGTCGATGATCAGCGACTTGAACTGATGCTTACCGAGCTGCAGCCACTGGTACGCCTTGAGAACAGTGTCGTACTCGGTCACGTTGACAACGCACGTGTCCCAGCTTCCATCTGCTACAGGAGGCTCCTCGCGCATCGGGTCCCAGTACTTTACGTTGATCGGGAGGAATCTGTGTCCGCCCTCCACGTCGAGCATGAGACGCGGGTACGGTGCTGTCACTGCGAATGTCGACTTTCCGACCTTTGACTCGCCGTAGACCATAATGGTCAACGACCGTTGAATACCACTCATGTGTTAGTTACCTTTCGGCTCATTTGTCTGATAATAGCTGTACGGGTCATCTGTAATGAAAAGCTCCTCAATTGCTTGCTCTGCTGCGCTACCGTCGTCAAACAGCGGGCACACAGCGAAAAACTGACATTTCCACTTGCAATCTCGGCTGGGGCTCGGGTACGCAACGTAGTGCGGGTCAGAGCCTTCGTCAAGAGCGTCACGTACTCGAAGCATGTCTTGAATTACTCCGTGTATGCGATTCCAAAAAGTTCTTAGCGTAAACTGATTATGCCGAACCTCTATCTGATCGTAGAACGGAGGCTTTGCATTAGCAGTTCTTTTCACCTTCTTGAGCATCGTAAAGATGCCACCGTCGCAGCGCTCGCCATCTTTGTTCTGATACGCTTCAAGAAGCATGTACGTAAGAATCTGCTCATTCATGTGAGCAAGACTGGCGAACTCTGCAAACGAACCACCGACTGTCTTGAAGTCTCTAAACAGTCGAACACCGTCCGCCTTTCTGCGAACTCGCATGTCAAGTTTTCCCTGCAACTCGACTCTGCCATCGAAGAGTGGCATGCTGATGATCTCCTCAGTTGAGATCATCTCTAGTTCTGCGTCAATTCCGTTTTCCTCTACCCACTCAAGGTAGCCCTCAAGCATGATTCTGCCGAGTTCGGCTTCAGTGTCAAGTTCAACTGTGTCCCTAAACGAGTCAATGAGCGCTTGCTTGTCGATCTCGACGTACTTTGCGTACGACTCAAGAAGCGGTACGCCTTGCGAGTAGTACTCGTCTAGAGCCGCATGGACCCTGGTGCCGAGCGCCAGTGGGCCAGTGTATTTTTGTGCACGTGGCTGAAGTCTTCTATAGTAGCTTAGCCACCACTTTCTTCTACAGTCTTTAAACGTTTGAATCTCGGAGTTGGATATGCGTATTGGCTTGATTTCTACCGGAGTCTCTAGAACTGTCATGTCACTCTCCCTTTAGCATCTTGAGAAGCTTTGCTTTATCTTGAACGACTTCTTCAAAGTTCTCAGATTTTACGTCCAGCACGTCAATGACTCTCTCCTCAATAGTGCCCTCGGTAACGTAGTCCGTGATCAAAATAGAGTCGTGAATTTCTGACCCGATGCGATGAACTCTGTCTAGTGCCTGTTTGTAGTCGACAAGTGACCACGGGCGCTGAAGCATGATAAGCCGCCGAGCAGCAGTCAACGTCACTCCAACGCCACCTGCCTGCGCGGTGAAGAGAATCCACTTGATTCTGCCCTCTTGAAAATCGTCAATTGCCTGCTGACGCTCGTCTTCGTCCTGTGCACCTGTGATTAGCCCGTGAGGGATTTTGGCTTTTTCTAGACGCGCGCTCAGCAGTTCAATTAGCTGCCTAGAAACAGCGCAGACGGCAACTGAGTCATCTCCAAAGTCTCCGTTCTGTATATCGTCCATCAACGCGTCGACCTTGCACGATGGCTCAGCGAGCTTTACTTGGATTTCTCCAGTCATTTCGTCTACCTCTATCTCCGCAAAAGAGCTTGCAAATTGAAGTAGACGAAGTGTCTGTGTCAGTGGGCTTGGCGCAGTAATAGCGTCGCCGTGCTCCAGTTCAGCGATCATTACTTCCTGCATCTGAGTGTACGCTTTTCGTTGCTTAGCCGACATCTCGACATCGCGTCTGTCCATGATTACGGGCGGTAGCCACGGGAGCACGCGCTCTTTAAGCATCCTACGCATCCTCGGGTTGATTGCGGCGTAGAACTCATCGCGCATGTGCGGCTTTACGCCAAGAACCATCATGCCACCAAATGCGTTGAGCATGATGTCGACCATTCTGTCGATCCACCTAGTCTTGCTCGGCCACTCCTCGGGGGAAATCCAATGCAGAATCGGCCAAAAATCAAGAACATCATTAGCGATTGGAGTGCCAGTCATCGCGAATCTAATGTCGGCCTCGCCAGTCGCAGACCATAGCGCACGCGTCTGCTTGCTCTTTGGGTCCTTCGATCTGTGGATCTCGTCGGCTACAACCGCCTTGAAATCAATCTG